GAACCTTAGTGGCTACTACGAAGGACAGTGGGTGCATTACACACCAGAGATGCGACTGCAACTCTACAAAGACACAGTCCTGACAAATGGAATGTCTCTCGTTAGGCATTCAATTTATTATTAATCTTGGGGTTAGTCCCTATTGATTATCACGGATAATGACTTAAACTTACTAACTAAACGGAGCAACACCATGGCTTATGTAGCTATTAGCACATCACTTATGAACGAAGTCGAGAGCAAAATCAACCGCATGAAGGAGGCAGACGCAAACCTTATTCAGAAACCAATTGATGAGGTCACTTACCAAACATTACCCAACGATCTTGAACAATTACTGTGGGGTAGCCACTACCACCTGAAGGATGTAATTCCTGATGACTGGAAAGTCTACAACAAAGAATTTCGTGCTAACACAAGGTTCCTGCACGATGGTACCGAACTCAAATCCATGGTGGCTATCAAGACTGCCATGAATACTGCGGCACCACCCAAGACTTCAACCTATACAGCACACTTTGACATACCTGCTGACCACCCAATCATTGCAGAAGTTGTGCAACGTGACATTGCATACTACGAGAACAATAAGAAGTGGAAAGCTATTCGGTCTCAGATCAGAGACTTCTTGAACAACTGCAAATCACTTAACGAGGCAGTCAAGCTGTGGCCTGATGTACGCATCTATATCCCCAACTCATACATGGAGCGTATGTTGGCTAAGTCTGAGCGCACTGCTGAGAAGATCAGCAAGGCATCGGAATTCCTTAAACAAATTGACACAGACAATGCCGTAGCTGCGGCAGTCGGTGCACGTATGGCAGGAGCCAAACTATGACAGAGTACCAACTCATGCGCAAAGCAATCAACACATTTAAATCATATGAAGTAGAAAAACATGTTAAACGCTATTACCAACGTCAGTGGATTCTTTCGATCAAAACCCTCGGAGACAAGTGGCGCGGTCTCCCGCAAGTCAAGCGACTTGAACAGCCTTTCCAATATTGAACGACGCTTGGCGAGGATGGAGTCTCGTCTTGTCCAACTCATGATTCATTTAGAACTAGACCCGAAAAGGAAATCATATGAATAAACCACTAGCCAGTGAAACACAAATAGGAGGTGACCACTATCGAAGCAAAGATATTCAGCCGTGGACAGCCATGGAATCTTGGATGACAGCCGAAGAATTTGAAGGCTTCTTGCGTGGCAACGTCATCAAATACATCGCTAGATACAAAGATAAAGATGGGGTAAAGGATGTCCTCAAAGCTCGCCACTACCTTGAACGATTACTTGAACACTTGGATAGGAACTCGTAAGAAGATGTCAAACGAACAAATAAAATCCGCAACACTGAGACAGATGATGGACTCAGGGGCAATCAACTCCTCAATCCTAAATAGCCCAGCGGTTGCTAAGACCAACCCTAACCACATTGCCTATTACGGAGGGTCCATCATGGACTACATCACAGATACACCACTTAACATTCGAATCCATAGAGTCGCCAATGGGTTCCTAGTGCAATCAGCGACACGAGAAGGTGACAGAGCAACGACTCACATTGCAACCACCATCGAGCAAGTACACGAAATCATCACAACTGAATTGGTAACTAAAAAACTAGAAGGGAAATAACATGCCTGACTTACGGAGCGAACTCATGAAACTTAACGACCTTAAATTTGACGATGATGTAGCAGATGCACCGTCACCTATCACGACTGACAAAACCAACGTCAGTAAACAAATTTGGGATGCAATCAAAGCAACTCCCGACATCTCAAGCATTCAGGTAGCCAACGCGGTGAACAATGGTGACATGACTGGAATATCCACTCGCCTCAAGCAGATGCTAGACCGTGGAATACTTAGCCGTTCAAGAAGCGATAGCGGGATGTATGTGTATCAAGCAGTTGGAGATGCGTACCCGACATTCAACAGGCACGAAGCACTTGCCAAAGCACATGCCTCTCGGATGGAGAAGAAGGCCAAGCGCGATAAACAGCGTCAGTACAACGCCAAGTACAAAGCCAAGAAACAGATCACATTGTCAACTGCAGGGCCCCTGGCCATACCACCAACTTCACTGACAAGTTCTCCTAACGCTGAACAGCTTGTTAACTCAATGTCGATTGGCTTGGCCAAAGCTGTGTACCTTGAACTCAAGAAGGTGTTTGAAGCATGAGCTCGTTCTACTACTCACCCACTGTCCACTCTGTGACCGATGCATTTAGCAACTACTCAACCGGAGGTAATAAATACTTGGTCAATGAACAAAACCTTAATCAGTTCAAATCTGATACAGATAAAGCGTTCAAGGATGTGAGCGCGTCAACCATGAACTTGTCTGACAAGATATACAAACTCGAAGCAAGTGTGGCTGAAGTTCAAGCTCATAACCAGCAGTTGCTCAAGTCCTTAAATTGGATTGGCGCAAACTTTCCTGAAGCAATCGAAGCACTTATTAAAACTGCAAAGGTTGCACAGAAGTTCGATGAGGCTGACAACCAAATCGCTTGGGAAGAATCAGAAGGAGTACAGGCAGGACCATGAACTTATCACAAGAAAAGTTAGCCGATGGCATGGTCGGTGAACTCTTGGCGGTAATCGACAAGTACGAGGACTCAATGATCTTGCCAACCGTACTTGGCATTCTAGATATCGTGAAGGTTTACCTTATGCAAGAACACTTCGAGGACGATGAAGATGAAGATTGAAATTTACACAAAACATAACTGCCCCAACTGTGTGATGGCTAAGCAACTGCTTAATGCAAATAACTTGGACTACACTGAATTGGATGTTAGTGAACCTGACGTTATGCTGCAGCTGATCATGCGTTATCCTGATGTGCGTCAGATGCCACAGATATTCATTGATGACCAACGTGTTGGCGGACTTGCGGGGCTACAAGCCGCATTGGAACAGCTATGACATGGCCTTTTCCACCGTTTCCTAATCCGAAACACAAAGACCAACGCAAGCCTAAGTTCAACCCTGAGAACGAAGAAGACGCCCCTGTATGAAAAGTAACCACAACACCATCCGAAAAGTTTTGATAGAGCATCCGGATGGTTTGACATCACGACAAATTTCAGAGATGACTGGAATCAGTTATCGCTCAGTTAGGAAGTCACTTGAATCTGTATTTGGTGTCTATATTGATCGGTATATCACGGCAAGGTACAGGAATAACTTGACAGCGGTGTGGGTTGTTGTCGACGTACCTGATAACTGCCCCAAGCCCGACCACATTAGGAACAAAAAATGAAATACATTACACTGGATTTTGAGACCTACTACTCAAAAGAGTTTAGTCTGTCCAAGATGACAACCGAGGCGTACATACGTGACCCGCAGTTCGAGGTGATTGGCTTCTCGTACAAGATCAACACTGAGCCTGCCAAGTGGGTGACTGGTTCCAATGGCGAGATCGCTATGGCACTGGAAGAGTTGGACATTCCAAACAGCTACTTGATCTGTCACAACATGGCGTTCGATGGAGCCATCCTTGCTTGGCGTTACAACATCATGCCCAAGTACTATTTAGATACGCTGTCCATGGCGCGACCTATCACAGGCTTGACTGTCGGTGGTTCACTCAAGGCATTGGCTGACAAGTATGACATCGGGCAAAAAGGCACAGAGGTAGTAAATGCGCTTGGTAAAAGACGCAGTAATTTTACCCCTGAGGACCTTGCCAAGTACGGTGACTACTGCAACAACGATACAGAACTTACTTGGACTTTGTACAACATCCTGAAGAAAGACAACCCTCCCAAGGAACTGTATATACAAGACCTGATGATACGCATGTTCACTGACCCAGTGCTTGAGTTGGATAAGGATGTATTGATTGCTCACCTGAACAGTGTGCAAGACAAGAAAGCCAAACTGATGGAGCGTATTGACCTGTCGATTGGTAGAGATGCACTCATGTCCAACCCACAGTTTGCTGAAGTGCTGAAGAAGTTAGGCGTTGAGCCGCCAGTCAAGACAAGCCTGCGCACTAATAAAGAAGCGTATGCGTTCAGTAAGACTGACTACGAGTTCAAGGCACTGCTTGAGCATCCCAACACTGCAGTACAAGCTGTCGTTGCGGCACGACTTGGAATTAAATCCACACTGGAAGAAACTAGAACCGAATCGTTTTTGGGTATCGCTGATCGTGGGGCACTGCCAATCCTCTTAAACTACTGGGGTGCGCACACTGGTCGTGCATCGGGTGGTGACAAGATGAACTTGCAGAACCTGCCAAGGGGCGGTGCACTTAGACGTTCAATCACAGTACCTGAGAACCATGTACTTGTTGCAGTGGACTCAGCACAGATTGAAGCACGAGTTGTCGCGTGGCTGGCGGGCCAAGAAGACTTGCTTGTTGACTTCCGCAACAGCGTGGATATTTATTCCAAGTTTGCATCGATCGTGTATGGCAAGCCTGTCACCAAAGCAGACAAGGTTGAACGGTTTGTTGGTAAGACCTGCATCTTGGGCCTAGGCTACGGCATGGGACCTGATAAGTTCCAAGGTACATTGAAGATTGGTCAAGGTGGTATCTCAGTTGATATGGATGCAGGCGAAGCCAAGCAGACTGTGACGACATACCGAACCAAGTACGCCATGATTGCCGAGCTATGGAAGGATGCGCAGAAGGCACTGGACAAAATGGCACAGGGTTATGAGACAACATTCGGTGTTGGCATCGAGTTACGCTGTACACCTGAAGGCATCCACTTACCCAACAGCACAATGATTCGTTATCCTGAACTGAGTAAGTCCGGTGATGGATGCGAGTACAAAGGTCGCTATGGTCCTGTCAAGATATACGGTGGTAAGGTAGTTGAGAACGTAGTCCAAGCACTTGCCAGGATTGTTGTGTTCGATCAGATGGCGAAAATCGACATGGAGATGCGCAAGAACGACAACCCACTAGCCGACTGCCGATACAAAGTTGCTCTGACTGTGCACGATGAGGTGGTATGTGTAGTTCCACGAAGTGCCGCACAGTGGGCGCTTGAGTTTATGACGACCACAATGTCAGTGCCTCCGAAGTGGTGTGCCAACTTGCCAGTGTCGTGTGAAGGAGACATTGGAAATAATTATGCAGATGCCAAATAAAACCCCTTGACATATGCTATGGATGCCCTAACATACACACCAATACCTGAGGTTTTTACCCCTCGGGCGGAACACCTATGAGCATACCCGCTTGGACATATAGTCAGCTTGAAAAGTTCGAGAACTGTCCTCGACAGTTTTACCACGTGCGTGTCAAACGAGACGTAGTAGAGCCTCCCACGGAAGCCACGCTGTGGGGTGGGCGGGTGCATGAAGCTATGGAATATCGTATCAAAGATGGTACGCCTTTGCCAGAGGGCATGACTCAGTGGGAAGGTTTGGCTACCAAGATATCCAACATGGCGGGTGAAAAGTTCTGTGAAGTTGAGATGGCACTGGATGAGAATTTCCAACCTGCTCCATGGGGTAACGCTTGGACTCGAGGTATCGCTGATTTACTTATCGTCAATGGTGACAAGGCAGTCAACCTTGATTACAAAACAGGCAAGCGTAAGCTGACTCATCAACTGATGCTGTATGCCGGATATACGTTTGCAATATACCCACAGGTCAATACTGTGGTGACTGGATTCGTGTGGATGCGTGACAAAAAGATCGACAAGGAAACGTTTACGCGGGACCAAGTGCCGATGATTTGGCAAACATTCATTCCGAAGGTGCGTAAGTTGGAATCGGCTTATGAGCGAGACGCTTGGCCTGCACGACCCTCAGGGTTATGTAAGGGATGGTGTCCAGTTAAAACGTGTGAGTTCTACAAGGATAAGCAATGACATTACTAATTCAAACAAGCGAATACGATGATGCAATTATATGCCCAGTATGCGGTGGAACCAATCTGCACCACGCAGATGTATCTGTCTTTGACCGCAACGAAGACGCAGTGAAAACCACAGTAACAAAAGTTGCTGAGAGCGGGGAAATTACTGTTCGAACTGAAGACTCATTAGAAAGTCTCAATCCTAGCCGACGTAGACACGGATTGTTAATTCAGTTTTGGTGTGAAAGCAATTGCAAAGTACCTAGTTTGGCTGTATACCAACACAAAGGCAGTACTTATATGGAGTGGGGCGGGGGTGGAAAATGACACCTGAAGGCCGCGTCAAAGAGGCAGTAAAGAAAGAACTAAAGAAACGCAACATTTGGTTCTTCATGCCCATGCAAAACGGTATGGGTGTAGTAGGCATACCTGACTTTATCTGCTGCGATCGTGGACAGTTTATTGGTGTAGAGACTAAGGCCCCGGGGAAGCGGGGATGTACAACTGCAAACCAAGAACGTACATTAGAAGCTATCTTTGAGCATGGTGGATGGTCTATCGTGGTCGATGATGTTCAACAACTTATTGATTTTTTGGAGGTGAAGAATGAACAAAGGCGGACCAACAAAAGCGGCTTATGACAAGGCATACAACGCACGTCCTGAGCAAGTTAAGAAACGCGAGATGCGTAACCAAGCACGAGCAGAGATGGCACGTGATGGCAAGGTACACAAGGGCGATGGCAAAGACGTTGACCATAAAAAGATGCTTGATGGCAAGGGCACAAACGCTAAGTCAAATCTTCGTGTCGTAGATAAAGAGAAGAACCGTGGCTGGAGAGGAAGCAATGGAAGCGCATATGGAAAATAAATGCTAGTCAGACAAGATAAGAGGGCGCTGATCCTCAAACTAAAACATCCGACAAGAGTAACCACACCGATACCAACAGCTAAGTTGGTAACGCACAAAGGGCAGACACTAGTGGCTGTCCCACACAGACCTGATGAAGTTAAGGTGCTGAGAAACTTGGGGTTCAATGCCCCTGACCCGATGAGCTACTACTATAAGTGGCCCGGACGTTTCAAACCTTTTGCTGCACAGATCGAGACTGCAAACTTTTTATCCATGAATGATCGTGCGTTCTGTTTGAACAGCATGGGCTTGGGTAAAACAGTTACGTCACTATGGGCGTATGACTATATGCGAGATGCCAAGTTGGTCAACAAAGCATTGGTTATCTGTCCACTGTCTACGATGGAGCGTACTTGGGCTGACGAAGTCTTCAAGACATTCCCACACTTGGATGCCACAGTTGTGTATGGCACACGAGAGCGTCGCAAGAAATTATTGGCGCAACCCTCTGATATTTACATTATCAATACCGATGGTATTAAGACGATTCAAGACGAGTTAGCCAACAGACCCGACATCAATTTAATTATTGTTGACGAGATTGCGATGTTCCGTAATGCCAGTACAGACCGCTGGAAAATCTTGAACAGCATATGTAATAAGCAGACGCACAGACGCATATGGGCTCTGACTGGTGCACCCACACCACACGAACCTACAGATGCATGGGCTCAATGCCGTATCGTATGTCCAACCAACCCCGATGTGCCTAAGTACTTTGGTCAGTTCCGTGATTCGGTCATGAAGCAGATCACACAGTTCAAATGGGTGCCTCGCCACGATGCAGTTGAGACAGTCAAGAAGGTGATGCAACCTGCTGTACGTTTTGCACTTGACGACTGTATTGACTTGCCTGAGCAAACATTTATCAACCGCGATGTTGAGATGACTGATGAGCAGAAGGTGGCATACAAGGGTATGCTTGAGAAGCTGATAACTGAATACGAAGGCGGTGAGGTCCTTGCAGTCAACGAGGCAGTTAAAGCCAACAAGCTTGTGCAGATTGCTTGCGGAGTTGCCTATGGCAAAGACGGTGAGTACATCAACATACCAAGTAAGCCTAGGCTTGACGTACTGCGTGAATTGATCGAGGGTTCAGAAGGCAAAGTCATTGTGTTCGTACCGCTGACTGGTGTGCTTGAACACTTGGTCGAGGAACTGTCTAAAGAGTGGTCAGTTGCGGCTGTCCATGGTGGCGTTGGCAAGGCCGAGCGAGACAGGATATTTGGTGAATTCCAAAACGGCACTGGCCTGCGAGTACTGGTGGCAAACCCTGCCACGATGTCTCATGGGCTGACATTAACTGCGGCAACCAATATTGTTTGGTACGCACCCATCCACAGCAACGATGTGTATGAACAAGCCTGCGCACGAGTGCGAAGACCTGGGCAGACTAGAACGACAGTGATTGCTCACATTGCTTGTTCAGATATCGAAAGACGCATTTACACCCGCTTACGCACCAAGCAGAAACTGCAAGGTGCACTACTTGAAATCATGAAAGGAATTGAAAATGATGAGCCCTGAGTTCTCAAAGTACATTTCCATATGGGAGGACAAAGTAAACAGTGCGGGATACGGTGCTTATCTGGAAGGGACTAAGTACTTTGTGTGCCATGATGATTTTCCACAGATTGCCATTGATGCTATTGAAAAGGATGAGCCTTTAGAGATAACACACCTGCCGTTTCCACGGACGGGCATAGTGTGTAAAGCCAATGGGATGGTAGTCGTGCTTAATCTTTGGATGGACAAGGATGGCTTGAATGTTCACGGGGCATTAGGTGACAGGGATGGAGTTTCAGAATTACCGCATACATTACTGAACGAGGGGAAAAAAGTGATGTATGTAGACCATAGTATGGGCAAACAGGCTGTTAACCTTATGCATGGATTAGCTTATTCTGCAATAATTTTTCTAATACATGTTAATGAGTCAGGTGGCACCGCTTTTGTGTCATCCCCACATGAGTCTAATGCAAGGCGTAAGGCTAAAGGTAAGCGCCCATTGTTTACATGGACAACCGTGAACCTAGACGCCCCTCGATACAAGAGCGAACCCAAAGGCGGAACACATGCTTCACCTCGACTGCACGACAGACGTGGTCATTGGGTAACCAGTAAGTTGGGCAAACGTTTTTGGCGTAAAGACACGAAAGTAGGAAGCGCTAAGAACGGTATAGCATTTCAAACATATCAGAAAGGAATTGAATCAGATGAGTGAAAACACTTAGCACAAACACACCAAATAAGAGTAAGCTAACACCCCCTTAGGATAAATATGAAAATATCAGAACTGGTAGCAAAATACGTAGAAATACGCGACAAAAAAGCTCAGATCAAAGCTGAGTATGATGGCAAAATAGCCAAGGTCGATGAAGTACTAGACAAGATTGAAGCCGCCCTGCTCAAGACATTTGAGACCACAGGCATGGATTCTGTACGCACGGAATTTGGCACGGCATACACTTCTTCAAAGACAACTGCATCCATTGCAGACCCCGATGCGTTCATGACTTTCTGTAAAGAAAACAACGCATGGCATATGTTGCAAAAACGTGTGGCGCAATCCGCTGTCGAGCAATATAAAGACGAACACGAGACACTGCCCCCCGGCATTGACTGGCGTGTAGAACGAACCATCAACGTTCGTAGATCATAATTTTTAACCGGAGAAAACACATGAGCGATATCATTCCATTTGAATCTGGCAACCTGCCTGCATACTTAAAGAACGTAAACGTTGAGGACTTGAACTCTGACTTGGCAGCAGCCAATACAGGCTTCCCAGTTATCTCTATCAAAGGCAAGGTGTTTACCATCGTACGTGGTGGTGAGCGTACAACCATGATGAACCCTAAAGACCCTGACAGCGCGGCAACTGCGATTGAGGTGGTCTTGATCAAAGCCAACAAAGGCTTGTCCAAGGTGTACTACGCCAAAGGTTACGACGAGAAGGCCGAGAACCAAAAGCCTGATTGCTTCAGCAATGAAGGCACTAAACCCGATTCAAGCGTGGACAAACCCCAGTCCAAATCTTGCGCAACTTGCCCACATAACCAATGGGGTAGCAAGATTGGTGACAACGGTGGCAAGGGCAAGGCATGTCAGGATTCCAAGCGTATGGCGATTGCAGCCCCTGGCCTCATCAATGACCCATACCTGATTCGTGTACCCCCTGCATCCATCAAAGCACTGAGCGAATACGGCAGTGGATTGGCTAAACGCGGTGTACCTTACAGTGCAGTCGTGACCAAGGTGGGCTTTGTTATGGAAGAAGCTACACCTAAACTGACATTTAAAGCTGTTGGTCTGTTGCCTGATGCCATGTTCCAAGAAGTGCAGTCTGCCATGGACAGCGAAGTTGTGCATAGCATCTTGGGTACTGTCGGTACACATACCGAGGCTGATGAACTGCCAGTCATTGAAGCTCCTGCTCCAGTGGTTGAGAAGCCAAAGGCCGAAGCCAAACCAAAACCCAAGGCTGAGCCAAAACCTGAACCCAAGCCAGTTGCGGTTACAGAACCCGAAGTCGATCTGAACCTAGACGACCTGAACTTCGACGACTAATTAACGAGGGGAAAGCCGTGCAACTTAGCTTGCGGACGAGCGGTTAGTACCCTCACCCTTTTGTTTCAGGAATACATATGTCATATCAAATAGATCAGAGAAAAGTTGTCGGTGTTGTTTTGGAAGCTAACGCGGCCTTGAACGACAAAGGTTTCAATCATGGTGAAGTTATCCTTGGGTTGTCTGAGTTAGTGGGCCGCATCATTGTTGAAGCCGCTGAGACACAAATCCAAGCAAGTGAGCTTCTCAATGTGGCTGTTGCCCATATTGGCAAGACCATCAAGATCGGGGCCGAAGCCCAAGACAAACGCATCATTACAGGGGTGTAATCCATGGACACTCTCAAGTTCCTGCAAACAATCCTTCCTGAGGAGGGGTTTAAGTTCGTAGGGTTGGGACGTGTTGGACGCGATGGTATTGCCCACAAAGCCTATGAGTCTCTTGAACTCATGGCGAAAGCCATCGAATCTTATGATGCACAAAGCAACCTGATTGTCTACCACGCATGCTGTTCCTATAAGGCGGCAAGCTACGAAGCTGAGGTCAATGGCGTAACCAAAACCAAATACCGAGGCGCACAGAACTGGCATAAAGCCAAGTCATTTTGGATTGATATCGACTGCGGTGAAGACAAAGCGGCTGAAGGTAAAGGCTATCTGAATAAAACAGAAGCCGCCAAAGCCATCCTTGGTTTCTGTAAGACACACCAGTTTCCTAACCCCATGCTTGTTGATTCAGGCGGTGGACTACATTGCTACTGGCCTTTGACTAAACCCATTGGCCCTAACAGTTGGCGAACCATTGCCAACGAATTCAAAGCCGCACTCAATGCCGCTGGACTGTTGGTTGACCCAACCCGAACTGCTGACTTGTCTTCTATCCTACGACCTGTAGGTTCACATAATCGCAAAGCCGGACGTGAAGTCCGTGAAGTCAAGGTCAAAACTCAACCCACATTTGTTGAGCCACAAGAATTTGCAGCCACAGTCTCACGCGCAGTGAAGGCCCTCCAAGCTCATGTACCAAAGCAATCATCAGCGCCTGGTTTAAATGATGACTTGATCACACCATACGATGGGCCACAGTACGAGACTTCTGCTCGGTTGATTGCTGACCACTGCCAACAGGTAAGAATCATGCGGGATACCAAGGGCGATGTTGAATACCACACATGGTTTAACGTCATTGGGATTATTAGACACTGTGTTGAAGGCATTGACCTTGCGCATGAGTGGAGTGAAAACCGTTCTGCTAAACATTCTAATGTTGACGTAACCACACGATACGAGACATGGAACGCAGGTTCCACTACCTGTGACAGATTTGAAACTGATAATCCTGCAGGCTGTGTTGGTTGCCCTCACCGTGGGAAAATCAATACCCCCATGGTTTTAGGTAGGGTTATCCCTGAGCCTGTTGAACAGGTCATGGAAGTTGTGGATGATGACGAAGTCGTAGAGACCATTGTGCCCCCACTGCCTGAGAACTATGAGTTTCAGAATAACCGGATGATTCGTTTCATCAAGGACAAGGATGGTGTAAACCAGCCCTTTACATTCTGCTACCAGTTGTTCTATCCTATTCAGCGTATTCGTAAGGCTGACGGTGCGTATGCGTTTACCATTCGTATGCACTTGCCGGACAAGCGAATCAGGGAATTTGAGGTGGACACAGCATCCATTGCTTCATCGGCTGATTTACTCAAGGCCATGTCCAAGTATGAACTTATGCCTTCAAATAATAAGGATGCAACGATGCATTTGACTGCGTATATTCGTGACTCAATTACCAAGCTGATGACCGAGCAGAGGGAGGTGGACACACTGACTTCATTTGGTTGGCGTGACAACATGTCAGGGTTTTTACTAGGTGACAGGCTGTATCACACTGATGGTTCAGTTCGCCATGTGTATGTAGGTGGCGGGGCTTCTGCGTATAAGAATGTTTATCCTGCGCCTCGTGGGTCACTTAAAGCGTATTCCGACGCTGTTAATTTTGTCTACAACCGTGAGAGCAGTGAAGCCGCTCAGTATGTTTTCTGCAATGTCTACGGTTCAATCCTGACGCCATTTGGTGAAGACAGCTACAACGGTGTATTGGTCGCTGTTAACTCAGGCCACTCGGGTAAAGGTAAAACGACTGTATGGCGTGCCGCGCTGTATGGCTTTGCTGATGCCAACCAGTTGATCGTGGGTGGTAAAGAAGGGGTGACGCAGAAAGCTCGGTGGAATACCATTGGTACACACAAAAACATCCCAATCGTGTTGGACGAATTGACTGACTTGGATGCGGCTGAAGTTAGTAGCATGGCCTATACCGTCTCCCAAGGCGCAGATCGTGTGCGTCTTACATCATCAGGTGGCAAGGTCAGTGTAGCTGAAAGGCATACATGGAAGTCTGTAGTAGGTATAACTGCTAACGAAGACTTGCACTCTAAGTTGGCCGCACATAATGCAAATACTCAGGCAGAAGGTGTGCGCATGATCGGCATCAACTTCGAGACTTATGGTGTACCTGTGTTCAAAAACGCTGTGGAAGTTTCTGCCGCTGTTGATCAGATGCGGGACAACTGGGGTCATGCAGGCGATGTGTTTTTAAAGTACGTGGTTACACACCAAGAGGAAGTTTCCAAGCTGTGGTCTAAGATTGAGTCTGAAATGTCTGTTGCCCTGCCAGAGAGTGAATACAGGTTTTGGCGTAGCCATGCCACTGCAACACTGGCAGCAGCTCGCATCCTGATTGACTTGAAGATTGTGGAATTTGACTACGACATGCTTGTTGCTTTTACCAAGCGACTGATGGTAGATATGAGTCAAGCGGTTACCACTGGCAACATGACAACCCCTGAGGACGCTCTGAACCGCATGATCCGCGACTTGTCCAACCGCATCATAGTGACAGCAGAGTACCGTGACATTCGTACAGACGCTCGTGGCCCTGAAGATTCAATCTCAAGAATCGTTGGTGCACCCGCAGGTCGACGCATTATTGGTAATCAGACGACCAAGGGCAAAGACAAGTACATCGGTAAGCTGTTCTTAGCCAAAAAAGAATTTGGCGAGTGGTGTGCCAAGAACCGGATGGAGCCCAAAGAACTTGTCAAATGCGCTGTCAAGCACGGTTGGATTATTCCTTGGCAGGAAAAGTTCAATATTGGTAGGGGGACAGCCCACTCGACTGGTAGCTGTACTTGCTATGCGTTTGACTTCTCAGCCATGGAAGGTGCTGTAGAAAATACCAGTGGTCCAGTAACACTTGTACAAACTGAGGAAAGTGCAGTATCATCTGCTCACTAATTGAGGTTGCCCTTTGTTAGTGTGTTTTGCTCTCCTAAGTTGGATTTACCCCCTAGCCTAAAAACTAGGGGGTTTTTTTATCACCAAGTTCTTCTAGATACTGCGCGGCAAATTTAAGCAATTCAGGATCATCTCGAAAATGCCCTAAACCTCTATTGCAGTGATTGCAAAGCATACCTCGAACCTTACCAGTTACGTGGTCATGGTCTACAACCAATGGTTCATTGCTCCCACAAATCACGCATTCTGTTACTGTAGCTTTTATTTCTGCCAATTGTGCATCAGAGATAACAGCGCGAAACTTCCCACGACAGTTAGCGTTTCTATAAATAGACCTACATGCCCGACACCAGCTGTCTAGCCCATTCCGCTTTTTATTATGCGGTGGAAAAAACTCCAGTGTACTAGGCTTACTCAGTTTACATTTAGTGCAGGTTAGCAGTTCCATGCTTTCAATGATAACGCTTTTCTAGTTGGCTTACCTTTTTCATCCTTCATAGGGCCGGGCATGCCTGACATTCGAGCACAAAAAGATGCACGGCGATTAGCGTCTTTCTCAGTCTTGGGATGAGGAGCAGGCGGTTTCAGTCCGGGCTTGCCGGGGTTTGCTTTGTTGTAAGATGCACGACCTTTGGCGTTTAATCCGCCTTCAGGGTTCTTACCTTCTTTGCGTTGCCATGCTGGTGACTTAGCCATACGTATTCCTTTATTGGTTAACTTGTGACTCAACAAACCTACGATTCGATTTAGTGGTTTCTACACCACCAACAACACCACGTTCACGCTTACGCGCTTCGGCTGGTGCACGGAACAACTCAGACATTCCCTGACGCTTGTATCCGTTCCTAACTCTCGACTCTTGCAACTTCTGCCAGTCATCTCGTGCTTCAGCCATTGCTGCTGAGTCACTTGCTCGAGAGCTTTCAACATAACTTGCTTTAATATCTTTGGCACGTTCTGCATAGAACTTGTCAAACTCGGCAACCACTTTCTGAGTGAATTGTCTGTCTGTAACGGTCGAAGTGGGGAGACCAACCAGTTGGAAACCAGCATCAATCATGCTGACTTCATCAGGACTCATCACCAAATCCCCATTGCGCATCGTAATCCCTTGGGTTGGGAAACGATATGCTTTCATCACATTGGCTACGCCATTAGGCATCGCCATCTCTAGGCCCTTGTAGTAATTGCCTTTGGAAATCAAATCCAATGCATCTGCAAACTTCAGCCCCATACTTGCGGCTGGGCCCATCATACCCACCAACATCTTCTCAGCACCGGAGCGGGAAGCCAAGTCAGGTTCAACGAATGGACCGAATGGAGACGCAACGTTTTCCATGGACAGCTTCTTGCCCAAAGACTCCAAACCAAAATAAGCAGGCACACCGCGAAGCAACAGGTCAGCGGCAGGGCCGTCACCTATCATGCGACGTAGTTTGTACTCGTAATCATCGGGTTCATCGGGGTCACCAAACGCTTTCGATGCAAGCCAAGCAATCTGTGAAACAAACGGCACGCCCAAAGCACCGCCAAGAACTGCCATGTGCGCAACAATGAATTTCAATGAAGCAAACGCTACAGCTCTTTCTTCTTTACTTGCGCCACGGAATGAGTTGTTAATCAACTTAATCAACATGGACAACTGAATAATTTGGAAGCGTTTGAATTGCCCCAATAAAGAAGCTGTGTTTCCTTGCAGTATGCGAGGCGCACTTGTGGAAGTGTATGAACCGTGAGTATTGTCAATAACTTCAGCAGCGTACTTGGTAGCAGCAGCCGTATCACCGTTCTTATAACGCTCAAGGTATCCACGATAAGCAGCTACGGCAGCGGCAGCACGATTGATTGACTCAATACGTGTATTGACACCTTTGAGTTTAGCCATGGCTACCTCGAAGGGACCGCGTTCTTCTGTGCGTGCCTTGATGTCTGTCTCAATACCAATGTCGATCTTACCCATGCCAACCAATGTGTTGAGCATATTGCGCACATCAGAGGGAGCTTGGTTAAAGTCAATGTGGCCTTCAATCCCAATGTCTTTGGTCAATGGGGCAATATCGCTGTAGGCACGCTTAAGCGCACGACCTGTACGGAAGTAACCAAGACGTCCTGCCATGTATGGCTGAGAAAGCACCATGGTCTGCACCATCTGCTGGAGATAGAACGCTGGGTTAGTGGACAAAGTCCACAGACTTGTCATGCGTGTTAAGGCAGTTACCAAGTCGCTGACTGGTTTGTAATCCATACTGAGCGCATTGCGGGCATACAACTCGTTGTACAGGGGGCGTGCTTCTTTCAAATTCTTCTGAGCTTCGACACGCATTGACTCTAATGAATCAGAGATGGCATCGTTACTTGCCATGGAAGCCAAGAAGTGTGCATCGGCACGGCCACTGGTAGCCAAGTTGCGCATCATGTTCTTAGAAGCACCAGCCACATTCTTACGTTGACGGGCACTGGACTCAGCCACAACCATTAGATACAGATCACCAATAGCTTTGGTCAAAGCAGGATTAGTATCCTCACCACCGCGCTCAGCCATGCCGCGCAAGCGAGACAGACCATACATTAAATCAGCACCACCTGCGTAAGACGCATGAGCTTCTTTTTCCGCAGCGTCTTCGGGTTGCACATCATATTGACCAGTTGCGCCCAGTTGAGCAGCAATTTCATCCGCTTCAGCTTGTGTCTCAGCAAATTCCACAACGTAATGGTTGGGGTCTGAGATGTGGTCTTGCAACCAGTTTTTGGCCTGCTGTGGGTCACCAATGATTGAGTTATCTTTGGTGCGGCTTTCTGTTCCTGAAGCAGCTTTTTCGTATGCAATAAACTCAGGTGACTTGGCGACCACTACATAGTTTCCGTAGCGTCCAAGGTATGCGTAAGGATTACCGACCTGTACTTGTTGCAAGCTGGCGATGCGTTTGAGCGCACTTGCCTTTTCTTTGGCAATCTTATCCAACAGATCAGCATCATTGGCTGCAGCTTTTTCGCGTGACTCATATTCACGGTCGACAGCATCTCTAGCCGCTTGCTTCTTCATTTGCAATGCTTGGTATCCATGCTCAAATACATCTTTAATGAGCTGAGCAGCCGCAGGACTTTGCGCTTGAATTTTATTAAACCGTTCTTCAAAGTCTGGGTCGACCTCAAACAACTTAGTACCCACTTGATGTTCACCGGGGTAGTAGCCCCACTTCTTCTCACGAGTGGAATCAAAAATAAATTCATTGACGCTACCAGAGCCTTCGCCTTTTAGATTGGCAGGCAGTCTGTCATAAGCAGTCAGAATTTTGTTGATGCGGTTTTCAAACTGAACACGTGTGGCATACCGAGCGTACTGTGCATCCAAATACTTGGTTGCCGATGGCATAAACTTCTTAGCCATACTGACAATGTCTTCAGTCATTGCCGCAGAATATAAACCCTTCTTAGCTGCGCTAAGTAGGTTGGTCACAACATTACGAACTGGCTTTCGTAATACCCGTGGTAGTGCGCTGATTACAGTGTCTGTTGTAGATGGTGCGTTAACACCGAACTTCATAGCCATACCAGTTTTATCTACCAACAATGTAGCATTGCTGTCTAATTCTAGTTTGGGAAGTGTAGTAGCCAGTTTATCTACTGGTACAGTAAGTCGACCTTCCACCATACGGGCTTCTTGTTCACCTGCAATTCCATAATACAAGTAACTTCGCATCTGCTCTTCTGTAATTTTGTACAGTTCTAGAGCTTGCTGTGCCTTTAAAACATAAGTGTCTACCGCCCTGTCTAAATTCATTTGCAGCCCTGCAGTTTTTACAGGATCAGTGTTTAAGACTAACTGCAATTGAGCTTCGTTGACCAGATCATCATACCGCGCTATGTGAGAGAGTATTTTTTCAATAGCAAGCGCTGCTTTTTGCTGACCCGTCTGTCGCAAAATAGCTTCAAACTTAACGAAAGAAACTATAGAGAGTGGATCAGCAATATGGTTTGGTGACCCGCCGGGATCAAAACCTTCAATCTGTTGAATAGCGTGTTGGATTTCATGTAGTAATGTAGGCATGTCATCTGGATACTGCCCAGACATTGTTATACGCCCATTGAACGGATCAAAACTGGCATTTTTTGGTGGCATATCTGCATCAAAAACTAAAGTATAGTCTTTGAGCTGAGGGTACGCTTTAAATAAAGCTGGGTGCTCAAGAACATCCTGCAGCTCGTAGTCGTGGTCAATTTCGACTCTGTCGTTTTTGAATGGTTTAAATTTGGCATTGGTGTCGGGAATTTCATATTTCCATTTCCCATCTATGCCTTTAAACCAGCCGGTTTCAACCCACATTTTGTCTTCTGTGGCACCTGCAGCAAACATCAATTTGGCTTTAACCAATTGAGCTTTAAGCTTATCAGTTTCAGCAGGGTCTAAATTATAGAATGAACGTTGCCCAGCAATGCCAAACTGTGTGCGATTTGCAGTAGACATGTTGCGCTGTGCGTCTGACATTTCAATTTTTGCAGCACCATAAGCCATGTTAACCACGTCTTGTGCAGTCAATTTATCGGTTCTAAAACCAAGCTTACGTGCAATGGCTTGAATGGCTGACCACAAAGTGCGAAACCAAGTAGCTAACGGGCCAGTTAACTTTCCTGATGCAGCTGGATCAATACCAGCCAGCATGGATTCTTCAACAAAATATGCCAACAATTCTGCAGGTTTATCTTGAGTTTCAGTTTGAGCAGCATCTACTCGTGCTTGAGCTTTCTTGGCTATACGGGACTCAAGTGAATTGTCTTTGGATGCAACCCAACGGGCTAACTGCGCAGTAAGTTGATCGTAAACAACTTTGGGCAGTAATTTTTCTAAACCCAAATGGGCTCCGACTTCGTGCATAAATTTAGCACGACCTTCGCCTTTACTGATGCGGTTGGCAATCAGATACGCAGTGCCGTTTGCTGTAACACCATAAGCACCTTTATTGCCAATAGCTTTGGCAAGGTTCTGTAGGTCTGCTGAATTTGAATTTGCTAAGTCTTCTAAGCTGCCAACAATAACCAGTTTGCGACCAAGGATGTCTGCACGAATAAAGTCTTTAATGTCTTTGACCAGTTCAGCAGCAGTGTATGGATTAGTGGCTACACCGTCTTTACCAAACTTGGGGTTTACCGCTTCAGCAGTTCCATCAGTGCCTGTTGTCTCAGGCTTTTCACTGGCCAATACTGTGCCAGCAGGTTGAGGCTTCTCACCGACAATTTTGACAGCAGCAGCAAGGTTAGCTTGTCCACGGTGGACGAGATCATCCCAACGAGTTTTTTCAGATTTTGCAAGAAGTTCATATGCGGGTAACTCCGGTGCTAATTGTGATAATGCGGCCCACTCTTCAGCGGGAGTTTTTACTTCTTCGGCTTTGGCTTCTTGCTTGGGCTCGACTTTGACTTCAGCTTTTCCGGCAGATTTTTTGGGTTTGGCGTTTCCTTTGCCCACCTTTTTGCCACCTCCGGCTGGTTCGCGAACATTTCCCTCATCTGCGCTTTCGACTTGAACGGCATTCTCATCTCCTTCTTCGGTTACAGCAGCTTCGCCTTTGGCTCTGCGTTTCTCTTGGCCTTTGGCATAGTCTGCCCACAGCTTCTGAAGCTGTTCTGCTTTGGCAGCACGACGTGGGTCTTTAGGAGGCATTGCTTCCAACTCAGCCTGTAGTTTTTCAACTTTGGCAAAGAACGCAGCACCTTCACTATCTACAGCACCTTGGCTACCACCAGCGGTGGACACCATGCCCATGGTCTGACCCTCAGCGTTTTCTTTACCGCCAAGTTCTTCTTGGAGCTTGGCTCCAGGTTTGCCTTCTTGTTCTCCAGCTTCAAGTTCTTCTGCTAATGATGCGGCAGATTGCTCTTCACCTTCGTAACGAGTATTATATAGACCAGCCAACTCACCTTGACCAATGCCATCGGGGAATTCAGGTGCTCTATATGCAGCAGCGGCTTCGACAAAACGTGCGGCAAACGCAGGGTCTACTACTTGGAATTCGCCATCGACCAACTTAACGCCCATGCGTTCCAGTTGTTTTTCAACAGCGTCAACTTTAAGTCCTGTGTACGCTGCAATATCTGCATGACGAAACTGCTCAAGCAAAGCCAAGCGAAGGATTTCTGCACGCTTTTCAGCGGGTACAGTATTAGTCCGGTTTTGGATTGGGGCCAAAACACGTAGCAGCAAATCAGAGATTAGCTGGACGCGACGCTCGCTTGAGATGTGGCTAAGGTCGGTTGAGTAGAAGCTGATGCGGGGGTCGTATGTGCGTGGGCCATTCTGTACAGATTGTTGATCCACGTTGGGTGTACCGGCTTGCTGGGATTGACCGGATGTTTCCCCGCCACCCAAAGCGCTTTGGCTGGCTTGTTCACTTGTAGCTCCAGTTACTTGCGACGGCGCGTTACCATTGCCAACATTGGCATCTGCACTGGTGCCAGTCCGTATTCCTTCTCCTGATAACTGTCCAGTTTGGAGACCAAGCGATCCTTCAGGGACACTTCCTGATTGGACGGATTGAACTCCGCTGGGTTGTACAGTCCCATCTGCTGTTGTAGTTGTTTCTCCTGTTCCGCCTTCGACTGGAACTGTTCCCAGCCCGGTAGTTGTTTGCAGTGGCAGTTTTCCATCTTTAGCTCCTTTTTCCGCTTTAGCGGTTTGTGCTGCGATAAATCCATCTGTATCTTGACCAGTAATGGCTTCGTAGATGGCGTTGAGTTGCTCCAGTTGATTACCTTTGGTAGTCGTCGAGAGTTTGTTAAGAATCTGTACGGCCTCATCCAGTGATTGCACATGGTCAATCTGGAACTTGGTCATGGTTTTACCCAAGGCGGCTATGGCTTTTTCAGCGGAACCGCGTGGGTTTGTGGCATTAAAACTGAAGCTGACCAATGGGCTTGGCTTTTCAGGTGTTGCAAACGCTTTGTTTGCTTGCACGATTGCTTTAGCAATCTGCTGCACATGAGGGGGCAGTGTATTGAATACATCTGCAAACCGGTTACCAAACGGTGCAATACGTGGGCCAGTAATTGTCTGACCAAAAATGCTTACCGTATCAGGTGAGTACTCGGATGCCAGCACACCAAGAACATCGTCACGCTTGGCTTGTTGCTGTTGAGCAATTTCAGCTTGTTGATTTTGTGCTGCAGCAGCTTGAGACTGCTGAGCAATATCAGTTGTACCACCTGTGACGACAGGCGGTGTCATGTTTGCCACTTGGGCTTTGAGTGCTTTGTACTCTTGCTGTTCTTCAGGTGTAAAGAAACGACCTTCAGTGGCTGGAATTTTTAATGGTTGACCATCGGGGCCTTCCACGGTGCGTGCAGGTGTGCCTCTACCGATTGCTTCCAACTCAGCCAAACGTGCCATGGGGTCTGGGTGGTTTGCTGGCGTAATAGGGGGCGTAACGGGTGGGGCTACATTGGCAGTAGGTGTACCACTAACTTCTGGTTGATTAAAGGCTTGCTGAATATCGTTAGTCGCAGGAGTGCTTCTACGCCAACCTCCAAGGCCACCACCCATCAAACCGCCAAGGGTTGCACCACCAATAAACGATTCTTTATATCGCTCAAGCGCTTCAGGATCAGTAAGTGTCGCGTTGGGGTCAACGGCCATACGGCCTGCTTGATTCAATACTTCTTGCCCAGTTTCAGAAATACCTTCTTTCAGTCCAACACCAGTGGCTGTAGCAGTAGTACGAGCCGCAGCACCCAAGAGACCGCCCGGACGATCAAGTAAATTGATTGTGTTCTTAAATGCACTTCCGCGCATTAACGCAGTGTCAACACCTAAAGCATTTAAACCTGCATAAGGAATAGCCAATGCCCCAGCAGCCAATAAATCTGTCTTGCCACTTTGCTCACGTTGGTTACTCAGAATGTCGCCAACAGCAGATGGATATGATGCAG